TTTTAGAGTGCCCATAGCTCGTATCGCAGCGGCGCAAGCGGCTATAGAAGGATAGGCTGTTAAAAACTGCAAGTCTTAAATATCAATATATAAGGCTGATAGACGGGTTGAGTCTTGTTTATCAGCCTTATATTTTTATGTCATTATTAGCGTAAAATGATCTGAATGATATGTGATGTTTACACTTTGTTTGCTATATTTGCACATGGCGTTTACACCGTGTTTACACCATAAATTTAATGTATAAAGTGTTGATATATGGCAACTTTTAAGATTTGTGTTAGAAAGCAGCGTTCTGATGGCTTCTATCCTGTTTACATCAGAGTAACCCATAACCGTAAATCCTCTTATATAAAAATGGATAAAATGGTTGATAAAAAAGGGTTGACTCGCACGGGGGAGGTGAAAGATCCTTTTGTCGTATCCTTCTGTTCAGATGTAATCATGCGATATGTGGAGAGAGCGAACAAAGAGGATATATCGCAATGGGATGTAAAAACCCTAGTGGAATATCTGGAAAAAGCGGATGAGGATATCTGTTTTTCTGATTATGCGAGAAAGTATAAACGGGAAATGGAAACAGTTAGAGGCATGGCCCGTAACGCCAAGAATTATGAGTTGGCCTATTGTCATCTTGAGAGATTTGCGGGAACTAGCAAGTTGATGTTTTCCCGGTTTACCACGAAATTCATAAATGACTGGATAAAAACCTTATTGCCAACGGCAAGGGCGAAAGAAATGTATCCTGTTAATGTTCGCCAGATTTTTAAAGCTGCAATAAATGAGTTCAACGATTACGATAGGGGCATAATCAGGATCAAGACTAATCCTTGGCTAAAGGTAAAAATCCCCAATGCGGACACCCCCGATCACAGGGCCTTGGATGCGGACTTCGTTCGTGAGTTTTTCGCCACACCCATACCTCCGACAAAGATGATATTATCACTTCCAGAGTTGGCTAGGGATGTAGCCTTGATGGTCTTTTGCTTGGCAGGAATTAATACCGTAGACCTTTTTAGGGCAAAGAAGTCCAATTTGAAAGGCTGGACATTCTGTTATAATAGGGCTAAGACCCAAAAATTCAGAAGGGATAAGGCGTATATGGAGATTATTGTTCCGGATATTCTCCGTCCTGTCATGGAAAAATACTTTACACCGGATGATGATGAGTTTTTGTTTAATTTCCATAAAACCTATCGTGATGACGATTCTTTTAACGCAAATATGAACTCTGGATTGAAACGTATTTGCAAACATGGCGGTCTCAATGCTATATGTATGTATAATTTCCGGCATTCATGGGGAACCATAGCGAGAAACGATATAAAAGCCTCAATGTATGACGTGGCTTTCTGTATGAATCATTCAAGCGCTCATAAGACTACAGAGATATATGTAAGACCGGATTACTCTATAGTCTCTGAGATAAACAATAAGGTTATTGATTTTGTATTTAACCAAAAAAAGGAAGAAATGGTATATGAGGATCCTGTGAAATATTACCCTGATGATCAGATGAAAATATCTTTTAGACAGATGATTAAAGGCAGTGTCATATATCAAGGCAAGGAGATATTCTCATTTACGGATATAGGATATAATAACATTGACGAAATAATAAAAAAGCTAGCGGGGCATGTCCCGTCGTTTGTTCCAGATGGAGCCAAGGTTGATTTTAGGATAGACAATTTAGATAAAGGCGAATACCGGATATTTATGAGACAAAAAGGAAAAGGCTTTTGATACTTATAAGACAAATAGACCAATAAAAAACGCCCGTGTCAGAAAAAACACGGGCGTTATACTTTTGGCATGCGACAAATAGGACAATTTTAGAGACTGGTATCATGCCGGACAAAATCAAGCTCATAACCTAGAGCGTCTCCGATCTTTGATAACAGGTCGATGCCCGTGCTGTATTTCCCGGACTCAATCCGGGCGATATTCCCTTGGCTGATCCCTGTAAGATCAGCCAGCTTGTATTGAGATATACCGGCCTCCATGCGGAGCCGGGATATCCTTTTGCCGATTCTTTCTCTATCATTTCCCATACTGCGGATTTTTTCATTCTATATCTTCTATCGCATAATCTCCAGATGCAGCAGGAGCAAGCTCATTTACAATACTGTCAATTTTTTCCGCATCTTCATCAGATATTTCGATCTGCATATTTTCATTGCAGATCATTTCTATCCCGTTATTTTCCAGAATCTCTAATAACTCGCTATTTTTGCAATATAATGTCTTCATTTTTATTACGCCGCTTATCCGTTGCCGCCGGTTCTATTGTTATTTTGATATTGCAAATGTAATATCAAATTTGATATCATGCAAGGCTTTGGTAAATTATTTTATATGTTTTATGGCATATTTTCTTTCTCTTTCTCCTCCAGTACCTTTTTAAGCTGATATAGGCTCAAAATATCATACTCAAATGTCGGATTTTCCCAGTTTCTTCGGACGGAGTTTGTCTGTACAGCAATGAATTTATGGAGGTCAAATATGTATTGACACGGGCTTAGTCTGATTTCGTTAAATGTGATCTCGTAGTTGTCGAACCACTCCAAAAGTTGTTTTAGTTCCTCGTTCATGGTTATACAATAAAATTTGTTCTCGCAAATATGCCAATAATGCCTATATGACCGGACCTAACTATGTACGAATGATTCGTAGATGATAGAAAACAGTATAGAATAGTTGATTTTTTGGTGTCCGATGGGAGATAATGATCAAAGTAACAAACACGAGTCACTTTATTTATCTCTTTTGCGAGAAAACAGTAGATTATGATCGGAGCGATAGTTGGAGCCGCCAGTTCCTTGGCGAGTGGCATTGCCGGGGGAATAAAGGCAAGGAAGGCGGCTAGAAAAGCGAACGCCGTGTTGGATAAACAGGCAAAGGAGAATGAGGATTGGTTTAACCGTAGGTATAACGAGGATTATACCCAAAGCGCGGAGGCGCAAGCCGCCTTGACCAAGGCTAGGGAATTAGCGGATGAGCAGTACCGTAAGGCCTCCGGTACCGCCGCGGTCGTAGGAGCTACTGATGAGTCCGTAGCTCAGGCCAAGAAAGCGGCGGGCGAGGTGATATCCGATACCGCTAGTGGTATAGCCACTAACGCTACCGCACGGAAGGATGCTGTGGAATCCCAATATCTCAACACCAAGAATAATATCAGTAACCAAAGGCTGTCTATCTATAATCAACAGGCGGCAAACGCCACGCAAGCGGCTAATCAAGGATTACAGGCAGGGATGGGCCTCGTTGGGGCTGATGCGCAAGCCCATCTTGACAAGGGTAAGGGATTATTCGAGTCTATATTCAAAAGTAAACAACAATGACATTAGAGGAAAGATATAATAGGAAAAGGACCCCGGTCGTTCAAAGGCCGGAATTGTCCACTACGCCATTGGTTGAGCCGGAGGTTGCCGGAAGCCAGAACCCTATAGCTCCAACCGTGGATAATACGGATGAGACCGCTCCGCAAGCGAGCGTTGTCGAGCCTCAAATGAACGATTACCAATGGAACCAAAGGCTTTATGAGACGCTCTTTCAAAAGCCGATAAGTCAAGAGGAGGAGGAGAGAAGAAAACGGGCCGCTTCCGTAGCTACTGGAATCGGGCATCTAGGCAATGTGTTGTCTTCCTTCTCCAATTTGGCATTCGCGGGAGAGGCACCTTCGCAGAAACTACCCACCGTAGCTGATCCTAAACTACAATCCTATTCTGACAGGTTGGAGGCTATCAGGCAAAGATACGGGGCCGGGTATCTGGCCGCAAGGCAAAACGACATCAATAATTATCAAAGGGCATTGCAGCTTTATAGACAGGATCAAGCGAGAAAAGCCCAGAATGATTTGGAAAAGGCCAAGATCGCGCAAAGTGCCGCTCAATTCGCAATAAAGAATGACAGGGAGGAGCGGAAGATGAAACAGGATGCCGCATATAAAGAGAGAGAGTTGGGTATAAGGCAATCCAATCTCCGTAGTCTTGAGCAATATCGTACCGCTAAAGCTAATGGCTCTGGGGCGGATAAGTCTATTGACATCATCGGCAGAAACGGTAAACGTTTCACTTTGTCCGGTAAGGATAAAGATGGGGTTATCGCTTATATGTATAAGAGGATGTTGGAGTATGCGGAAGATCATCCAAAAGAGAATAAGAGTATATCGGATATATCGTGGCAGTTTGGTGAAGGTGGAGACCAAAAGACCAAACAAGCCGCTATTGTCATGAGTAATATTCAGAATTTCCCGGAATTATACGATGAGTTTGATCAGATAATTGGATCGGGAGGTTCTTCTACTAGTACTAACAAGAAAAGTATAGGTTGGGATAATAATTCGAGTTCTAAAAATGTAGGTTGGTAAAATTATGGAAGTGAACAATACCAGAAAATTATATGACGCTTTAAAAAGCGATGGATATACTGATTTGGGCGATTTTTCCTCTTTTGAGGGGAAATTGAAAGACTCAGGTAAGCGTGAAATGCTTTATGATGTCTTGAAAAAAGATGGATGGCAAGATTTAGGAGATTTCTCCCAATTCGAGAGTAAATTAGGCTATGCTCCAATTAATAACGAGAATATTAAAGAGACAGACTATGTTTCCCAATCAAGTGTTAATCCTCCTCCTATATCCCTAAGACAAGAGGTTGATATTCCCAAATCAGATCAATCCGAGTATGTTAATCCATGGGATAATTCTGCCGATTATAATTTTGAGTCCTTGCGTAAAAAAGGAAAGATTGAGACCGCTACTCCTCCACCTCCTACGGAGTATGAGAAGGATTCTTCTTTCATGAATACTTGGGTAGGAGACGCTATACAGAAGCTAAACGCAGGAGGAGCCGATCTTGGTGCCGGTATCTTTGGGGTATTGGATAAGGTGTCCAAAGGACTGGAATCCGCAACGGGAGGACTGATCCCACGTGGCGGGGCATTCAAGGATATCTCAGATAGATTTAAGGCTGATGCGGAGTTTTCCCGGGCAAGGTCAAACAGATACAATGGCAAGGATTTCACCGATCTTTGGAAAGAAGGGAATTATATGGGTGCCATAGGCGATATAGCCTTGCAAGGCGTAGAGTCGCTTCCGATGTCAATCGGGGCCATGGCCGCTACAATGGCCGGAGCTCCAGCGGCCGGACTCGCAGGTATAGGATCAATAGTGGCTAGCCAGAAATATGATGATCTTGACCAGAATAACCCAAACATGGGAGAGTTCGCAAAGGTATCTAACGCTATTCTTACTGGTACGGCAGAATCCTTGTCTGAGATGCTGGGCGCTGGCGTATCCAAGGCTTGGATGTCAACCTTATTCAAGACGTTAGGAAAGGAAAAGGCACAAGAGGCTATCAAGCGTGGCATAATGGGTAAGATGCAAGAGTTCTATAAAAAATTCGGTATGTTTTTCGAGCCTGTAAATGAAGGTATCGAAGAGGTATCTTCCACGCTAGCGGAGAATATAACGGATAAGATAACAGGTGCGGATCCGGAAAGGGATTTGACCGATGGTGTATTGCAGAGTTTTGTCTATGGAATGGGAGGCGGCGCTTATTTTACTGGGGCCGGAGCGTTGGCTAAAGGTGCGCAATACGTAGCGGATAAAATAGGAGGCAAACAGGCTCAGCAGCCTATCACCGATTCCAATGTAACAGATCAAGGCGTTGAAACTCCTCCTCTATTAACTAAGTCTAGGTTTGCCGAGGCAGAGGAAGAAGGTCGAAATATGACTGATCCGGGCGATATACGGACGGCGAGCAAAAAGATGGAAGAGACAAGGCTTTCCCTATCTGGAATGGTTCCGGGTTTGGCTAGTACGATAGAAAGCTATGTGGATGATAAAGCTAGCGAGGCCCAAGTGATGAGTCTTCTTGATGGAGTTAATGCGGATGCCCGTCCGTTAGCCGAGGATTTCTACGCTGATTATCTCAGGATATCCGGTTTGCAGGATCGTATAGGCGAGGAAATAGACAATGAGGTTGAAACTTACGTTGCCAATAATATTACTCCTTATGTTACCACGAATCCTGATGGTCAGTCTATCGTTACCACAGCTACGCTTAGCGAGGGAAATGAGGAAAGACCTGTGTACGTTAGGAGTATCGAGGGAGATAAGGCCGTTATTTCCGATAACGGACAGGATCGGATGGTCTCGGTGAAAAGGTTGAGCGATATAGTAGAGCAAGATGCCGGTCATATGAGACGGACCTATGAGGATCAATTATTGGCTACCCGCCAGTCCGAGCTTGACATGACCATGCATCATAATCCCAAGACGCAATTACCAAAGCCGGGGTTGATCATATGGAACGGGGATAATGCGTTTATCCTTCAAGGACAAGATGAGAACGGTGATTGGATCGCTCAACCTGCGGCTTATGATAGAGAAACCGGGCAGGTGACAGCCAAGAATGGCTCTTCCCCCGCAATGCCTATAACAGAGAATGAGATTCTTGATCTTCAAGATGCCATATATGACGCTCAACAAGTTAATGTGGTGTCGCCAGAGAATGATAATGTAGCAAGTGCTGATGCCAAGATAACCTCTGCACCTCCTGTGGAAGATGCGATCAACCAGCCAACGAGTGAGATTGAGACGGAAGGTGCCATTGATCAGATAGCACAACCTAGCAATGTAGAGAATCCCTCCATGGTCATGCGAGAAGATGGTACGCCAGATTTCGTATCGTCTGGTACGGATATGACCTTGGATTTCCTCCATGATAAATATGGCGATAAGATGCCAAGGAAGATCGAGGTGACGAGAAAGTCTTTCGATGAAAGCCTTAAAAAAGCGTCCGATGCCTTGGAAAAGGCGCAAGAGGCATACGATGACGCCCCTATCGGAAAAGAGGATAAGGCCGAGGCCGCATTGATAAAAGCCCGACAAGAATATGAGGCGATCAAGGTCGAGGCTGATTTCTGGGCTAATCTTGATGATGATATCAAGGAGGCCAGCAAGAAGCCGGGTGATGTCATAGCGAAGGAGATCTCCGTGATGGGTGATCCTATGAGCGGAGAGGAGCTTGCGGCCATGATGCTGGCTAATGGGGCGATCAAATTGACACGTGACAGTTACAAGAAAGAGACCGGTGCCGGGAATAATGAGACTGCAAGAATGTTCGGATTGTTCGCCTCTCCGGAGAAAGGCGGTGTTAATATAGAGAGGGCAGGTGAGATATTGGAGCTTGCCGATAGGGAGAATGGCACTAACTTCTTCGATGAGAACGATACGAACGCCGGAAGGGACGCTATCATAGAGGTCTTGTCTTCCGCTCATACACGTGGAGACTTGATCGATTATGTCAAGAGGAACCGTGAGGCGATCGCTGAGCGTGAGAGACAGGCCGAGTACAACGCTTACGCTGAGTGGTGCGAGGAGAATTATCATATGTCCCCGGAAGAATACGAGGCGTATGAGGAAAGCATGGCACGTGATTTCTCGGAGAAACAATTGACTGATGAGGAGCGAGGCGAGCTTGATTCGCAAATCGTGGATGAAATACAGGCCATAATTGACGAACAAAATGAAATAGACGCTATCTTAGCGCAAAATAAACCGATAGAAAATGAAAACATTGAAGGAAATGACGAAAGCGGAGGCGATGGCTTACGCGAGGGAGGCGGCGAGGTACTGCCAAGAGAACAACTTGATCAGACCGGGGGAACTGGAGAGGTTGAGGGAAGAGAATCGGCTGGCCCCGACATTGATCGCACGGATGGAGCTACACAAGAAGGCTCATCAAGGGGACTAGTTCCTTTTGTCGCTCCTTCTCCAAAGGAGAATGAGACCCCATTGGACTATGCTGAGCGCATAGTTGAGGCTAAGAGATTGCACGATGAGGAGCTAAAGGTTGACACTACCCCTTCCGAGGCGCAGAAAGAGGCCGGGAATTACAAGAAAGGCCATATAAAGATAAACGGTTTCGATGTCACCATAGAACAGCCCGCCGGTTCCGTCCGTTCCGGTAAGGATGCTAATGGAAAAGAGTGGTCTGTTACCATGAACAACACTTACGGTTACATTCGAGGTACTAAAGGTGTGGATGGTGATCATATAGACGTATTCCTAGGTCCGGATATGAATAGTGACATGGTGTATGTCGTGGATCAGGTGAATACTGATGGTTCATTCGACGAGCATAAGGTTATGATTGGATTCTCTTCCTTGGAAGACGCTAGGTCCGCTTACTTGTCAAATTATGAGGACGGCTGGCAAGGGTTAGGCAACATTACCGGGGTAGCGTTGGATGAGTTCAAGAAATGGATCGATTCCTCTAAACGTAAAACAAAACCATTCTCCGAATATAAGGGCATAAAACGTGAGGAGGAAATTCTTCCTCGAAAAGTGAAGAAGTTGTCCTTGGTTGATAAAGACGATTATATTACCTCCGCAGAGCGGAAGCATATAAAAGCGTTTCTGGAGAGTGGATTGAAAGAGGCAAGGGTAAACAACTCTATCTATGAGATTTCTAATATTGGTGATGATGGTGTTTATGAGATCGTAAGGCGGTTTAACTATACCGATCCATTGACCTTGGTGAAAGACGAGAACGGTAAACTAGTTAATAAGCGAGGGGAGGGTGAACATGTTATAAGGGTAAAGCCCACTTTTGAGGAGATAAGGCCGGATAGTGGTATTCGTTTCCGAGAAGTAAAAGATAAGAATGGCGAAAAGTCCTTGGTTGGGTTACATAATATCAGTGAGGAAAAACTTCTAAAAGCATTGAGACAAGGAGGCTTCGCCAATCCGAGTGCGGCCGTTATAGACATATCCAGACAATCGCATACTGGCTATGGTTCCATATCGCTTGTACTTCCCTCTTCCATGATTGAGAAACGTACTGGAAAAAATGCTGGAACTTGGAGTCAAGACGCATGGACACCCATTTATCCAACTATAGAGAGGCAGTTTTCAGGGAAAGGCAGTGACGTATTTTCAAAAGACTTGCAAAAACTTCCAGAGGAAATGCGGTCGACAACCAAAAGTGGGATGGACAGCTATATGGATGGAAGAGGCGAGGATAGTCTTGCTTATATGTATTTATATGAGCAAGGTAAAGCTCCGGAAATAGCCCGTACAAAGCCTTCATATCCGGAGAAAACAAGAACCGAAGTTGAAGATGCCACAAATGGATCGTTCTCCATGAGTGGTTTGTCTGACAAGCAATTGTCCCGTCTGAAAGATGCCTATATGGAATATAAAGGATTTAGTACGGAAGGTTACAATGAGGCGATAAAACTTCGTAGAGCCAAGCTTGAAGAAGCTATAGGTAAAATGAATCCAAGATCAATCCTCTACGAGAAACGTAAGACGGATCTTGAACGAATCGATAAGTATGGATTTGATTACTCTGCGGTAGAAAGCTTCATGAAATCAGTACGTGATGACATAAGCAATTCCGACAAGGTTGATGCTCACGGAACAATGCGCGATTCATGGAATTTCATAGAAGAAAATGGAATGCGAGGCGATTTTAACAAGTGGCTCGATAAATTGAATGAAAGGTACGGGATAAAAGAAATTATTTTTAACGGATTTACTCCTTCCGGTATAAGAAAGTACATTCCTAACACCTTGGAGAACGTATCCAAGTTTATGAAGAAGCAAGGAAGAAGCGCGTCTGTCGGAATAGGTGCGTCGTTCCAAAATTTCGCTGCGAGTTTGCTGGATGCTAAAGGCTCACTGAAAGATATACGCAAGGATAAAGGGAAGCTGACTACGGATCATGCTGACGTTGACGCTTTCAGGGATAAATGGTCTAAGGTGTTTTATGAGTTAGGAGAAAAATTGCAACCGGATGCCAAAGGATATGACGACTACGGTCTATACAGGTTGGCGGAAGCGGCACGAAGTAAAGACCCTCAAAAATATATAAAGGAAGAATATGGGATAGATTTTTCTGATGAGGATGTGAAGACATTGAATGAGATGGTGGATGCCATAAGGAATGAGTATCCGGCAATGTACTTCGAGACTAAGTTTGAACGTCCTGTATATTTGGAGGAATTTGCTGCCGCTGTAGTCCCGGATAACGTAGATGGTGACATCCGTAAGGCGATATACGATGCGGGTTTGAAAATATTCACTTATAAAGCCGATGATGAGATATCGAGAAATGAGGCTGTTAAGCAGGCCTCAGAAATTGATGGCGTTCGTTTTCGTTCTATAGGTGAGAAAGGCGCTGCTAATTTAAATAAGGCTGAAACTATTGAATCCTCAATCAACGATTGGTCAAACAAGCTTAATACCCCTGTCAGGGTAATCCATGACGTGGACGATATAAACGATACGGATGAGAATATGTTGGCCCGTAAGAGAGATTCCAAAGGCTGGTATGATACTTCTACCGGGGAGATAGTCATAGTATCACCTAATTCCACGTCCGTAGGTGACGCTCAAAGGACTTTCCTCCATGAGGTGGTAGGGCATCATGGGTTACGTGAGCTATTCGGGGATGATTTCGATACTTTCCTTGATAACGTGTATCGGAACGCCAACGAGGATATCCGGAAAAATATCATTGACCGGACTAAAGGCAATCCTCTTAACTTGCGTGAGGCTACAGAGGAATACCTAGCGGAATTAGCGGAACGTGGTTTCGATAACAAGGTCGATCGTTCGTTATGGGAAAAGATCAAGGACGCTTTTCTTGATATGTTGAGAAAGGCAGGTATTAGCCTTGATTTCAAGTTATCGGATAATGACCTTCGTTATATCCTCTGGAGAAGCTATAAGAACTTGGAGCAAGGAAACTTGATGGATGTGGCCGAGGATATCGTGATGAGAAATAGATTAAGTCTTAACAATATAAATTTGAACGAAAATGGATCAATCGCAAGAGATATTGAACCTGAAAAAGGAAAACAACCTTCTGAAACAAAAGGTACTGGAAGGGAACTCGAGACAATCGATGGCGTTGATGAGAACGGAAACGAAAGTGAACGAGACCATATCGACAAACCAAGGGGAGTTGAAAACGCTATTGACGGAATTAAAAACGCAACTGACCGAAATGGAAAAGAGACTGACGGCCAAGTTGACAACTATGGAGACCAACTTGATGGAGGAGATACGGGCGATAGGAACGGAAGTGTCCGGGATGGAATCGACGGTGAGCGGACTGTCATCGGACGTGCAGGAGCTGAAAACAAGGGTAGAGGCGTTGGAGAAAGCGTAAGGGAAAAGACGGATGATTTCGCTTTCGCAGAGAAAACAATCCGTTTTAGGGAGAACGCACGGAATGAGTCGGTATTGTTCGCTGATAATGATATCCAAGTAGTAGAGAAACAGGTAGGTTCCGCCAAAGATCAATATGAGCGTACCCTATCTACATCATCCTATCAATTTCAGGAGGCGTTTCAGGATTCTATGCTAGGGCTTAAAACATTGCAGGATGCCGTGGCAAAGGCAACGAGGAGTCGTATATTGGATTATGAGAACGCTTATATGGCCGAGAATGCCCTTTCCTCTGTTAATGAAGCTGAGTTCAACGCTTATAGGAAAGCGGCTTTCGAGCCTATCTTAAAAGCGATCTCACGTTTGGAAAAGATGGGATCCTCCATTGATGAGATAAGGGATTACCTTATAACCAAGCATGGTATTGAGCGTAACAGGGAAATGGCCGTTAAACGAGCGTTGTCACAAAACGCGGAAACATATAAATCCCTGCTTGACGAGTATATCGGGAGAAGGAATGAGATACGTGAGAACGGCGGGTCTTGGGAAGAGCAGCAATCAGAAATGGATAGGCTTGCCGAGGAATACGGAGCTAATCTTTCTGATGATTTCAGCGGATTCACGTCTATGTATCCTAACGAGGATAACACGGGGTATGATCCGGATTCCGCAAGGAGATACGTATTGGATTACGAGTCAAGATATGATACATCGGAATTATCGGCCTCTGTCAAAAGAGCCACTGACGCTATATTGGCAAAGCAACGGGATAGCGGGCTTATGAGCCAAAATACGTTTGATTCGATCAGGGATATGTATCAGTTCTATGTGCCTTTGCGTGGATGGGAGGAGACTACGGCAGATGAGGTTTACGCTTATCTTACATCCGAAAGCCAGACGTTCAACGCCCCTATAAAGACTGTCGTTGGGCGAAAGAGCAAGGCTGACGATCCTATAGCGACGATCGCTAATATGGCAGAGAGTGGAATCATGCAAGGGAATAGGAACTTGATGAAGCAAAAGTTTTTGACAATGGTGCAAAACCATAAGACGGATCTCGTGAGCGTAAGCGAAATGTGGGTTCGTCTTGACGAGGCTTCCGGTGAGTGGATCGCCGTTTTCCCGGATATACCATCTAACGCCAATCCGGAACAGGTGGAGTCTATCGTGGAATCTTTCAACAAACGCATGGAGGAGCTATCCAATGAAAAAGGATCTAATGTCAGGCGTTCAAGGGATGCTATAGGGATACCTTACAAGATATTGCCAAAGGACTTGAAGGAGCATCAAGTGATCGTAAAGAGAGCTGGCAAAGAATACGTGCTTACCATAAACGGGAACCCAAGGGCCGCTCAAGCGTTGAACGGGCTTACAAATCCGGATAATACGAAAGGATGGTTCGGTACCGTGGAGAGATACGCCGGATGGCTGAACCGTAACTTGGCGGCTAACTTTACGACACGTAACCCTAACTTCATGGTAAGTAACTTCCTTCGTGACGCACTTTATTCGAATACTACCGTATGGGTCAAGGAAAGTCCTGTTTACGCTTGGAAGTTCAATAAGAATTTCGCTATGGTAAACCCGATCAATATGTATCGTCTGGTCAAGGGGTATGAGAACGGTACGTTGGATATGAGCGATCCCTTGAATAAGGCATATCATGATTTTGTAATGAGAGGAGGAGAGACTGGATACACCAATTTGAGAGACGTGGAAGCCAAGAAGAAGGCGATCCAAAAAGAGCTTCAATACTCCAAGCAAAAGGTATCTATCGGAAAGGCTTTGAAAATACTAGGCGAATGGATGGACTTGTTCAATAAGAGCGTCGAGAATTGCGCTAGGTTCGCCGCATTTCTTACTTCTAGGGAAATGGGGCGAAGCATGGATAAATCCATTTATGACGCTAAGGAGATATCCGTAAACTTCAATAAGAAAGGGGCGGGTTCAAAATTCTTGAATACTGAGGGGCAGACCAAGATAGGTAACGCTAGCGCTTTCACGTCCGGATTGTCAAGATCCATGTATGTATTTTGGAACGCTGGTGTACAAGGTATGTATAATTTCGGAAGGCTGGCCAAGGATAATCCCAAAAAATTCTTGGGGTTAGCGTCCTCTTTCTATTTGCTTGGCACGATCATGCCTATGCTCGCGGCCGCATTTGGGGATGATGAAGATGATGATTACTACGATCTTCCGGAATACGTGAGACGTAATAATATCTGTTTCCGTAACGGTGGAGGAAATTGGATTACAATTCCTACGCCCATAGAGTTAAGGGCTATATATGGACTAGGAGAAATGTCCTCTGGAATAGTTTCCGGAAAGGAGAAGTATACCGATAAAAAGATGGCCATGAAGATAGCGGAGCAAATGTCACAGGTTCTCCCTTTGGACATGATGGAGGGAGGTGGAGGATTCTCCGCTTTCGTCCCAAGCTCGGTAAAGCCATTGATTGAGGCCGGAGATAACAAGGATTGGACAGGTTTGCCTTTATATAAGGATAACGATTTCAACAAGGGTATGCCGGAATGGACAAAGGCTTTTAAGAGCGTGGATCCCGCTATATTGGCAATGACTAAATATGCCAATGAACTGACCGGAGGAGATAAATACACTACGGGTACCGTTAACCTAAACCCAGCCATTATAGAACATATATTGGACGGCTATTTCGGAGGTATTGAGGCTACACGTTCCCAGATGGTCAAATCCGCTGAAACCGCTTGGGGTAGTCGTGATTTTGACTGGAGGAATATCCCTGTTGGGAACCGTCTTATAAAAAGTGGTGATGAGCGAACGAGAAAGAAAGCCATAGATAACGCTTATTATGAGAATCTGGAGGAAATGGAGAAGATCGGACAAAGATTGAGAGGATATCGTAAAGAATTGTCTAATCCACAGAACGATAGTTTTGATATGGCTGAGTATCAAAAAAAATTGAATGATCTTATGATGAGCGATGAATATCGTAGATATATAGAATTTAACAATCTTAACAAATTGTATCAATCAATGGGTGAGTATTTGAAGAAGGTAGATGATGAAAGATTGGAAATGGAGTTATACGATTTGAAAGCTATGATGAATGAGATAGCTAATGGTAAATAGGTGAAGTGGCGGGTGACGTTGGTGTCACCCGCTATATGTTATCAAACAGATAGTATAATATACTTCATGTAAAATAATGAAGTACTTTTGTGAAACCTAAATCTATTTTACCATGGAAGAAAATATTGATATGCCTATTGAGCAAGATGTGACTATAGAGCTGATATTGTCTGTATTTAAAAATTATTCAGACTCGAAGCGGATGAAAGAAATAAAAGACATAATAGTTTCATTAATTCATCCTGATGAATTGATAGTTGACTCTGAAGAGAGAAGTCGTATAGAAAATAAAGTGGTTGAACTTATATCCATAGATAAGAGAAGAGGGGACGAATCCGAGCTCAAATATTCTAACGGTAAATATAGTAAGAGAAAAAAAAGATCAGATCCTAAACCTATAGTGGATCTATTGCCCAGCGTGGAGTATACAGGCACCGCCGGAGAATGCGCCGTGATATCAGAGCTGTTGTTTTCCGGTTACAATGCAAATAGGATGATGGTCGATGAGGGCGTAGATATAATAGCGGTAAAGGATAATATCTATTATTATGTACAGGTAAAGACTACGACCATAAAGGATGGGCGTGTTTATGCGCAGATAAAAACAGATAGGTTCAACCAATTTATGTCCGCACAAATAAGATATATTATTGTAGCAAGGTATGATGATCATGGGATTTCCCGTAATATGTTCTTCTCTTTCACTCCACAGCAAATAGATCAGGCGGCTTATGAAGGATGTATAAAGAAGAATGAAAACACGGTAAGTATAAAGATAAAGTTTAATGATAAAACCGGGAAGCCTTATCTTTATGATAACAATGAGTGTAGTTGTGCTTGGAATTGGAACAAGAAGGATCTTTTAGGATAAAATTTTAAGACTATGCCAAATATAAAGAAGAAATATATTCCTTTTTTTGTTCCCGCTTTGCTTTCAGTGATAGCGTTTTTTTATATTCCATCTCCATCCGAATTTAGCGATGAGAATCATGTGTATGTAAAAGCTTTTGATACTTATATGGAAGTTCTTAGCGTATCTACATGGCTTAGGGTCATTATACCGTTCTTTTTGTACTATATAGGAACTGTATATGAATTTTCTAAGAAAAGAGGAGATAGCGCTTTCCGGCTTTCATTATATTCAACATTGGCATTCATATCGCTATGGTTGTTCTGCATTCAATTATCAACGGAATTTCATACACCTTGTTTATTACTCTTGTTCGCTTCGGTTTATACGTTCTTTTTCCCTTGGATAGGTAATAAAGTTAATTTGTTTTAGAACCGTACTTGCTCTGCTAACGAAGTATATTTCCTATGGGATGAAGCTATTGATCGTTTTGAGGTATCTAAAATAGAAAACTCCCCAAATCCTCACGGACAAGGGAGTTTTTATTATTTAACTATAATCTATATGAATGGTTTTCAGACAACCTTAAACGATCCGATTCTCACGAACGAGAGCGTTTGTAATATCTAAATCCATATCTAAACAAAGACATACTTAATCATCATTGCCGATCCTCCCGGAATAGCAACGGTGGGTATATCCGTATTAAAATGCTTCCCAATACCACCCAAGGGAAGCGGGAAATATTTATTCAAACTATATTTTATGCCATAAGGAAAGGAGTGTGCCCCCATCCTCCAAAGCTATCCCCTTGACATAAATATACCTCTGGTTCTCACGAAAGAGCGGTATGACATTGATAAAATTATTTTATGAATACAACCTAGTGTAATATCTTTAAGTAATGACTCCGGTCCATCACGGATGAGAGCCATAAGGGGTTATAAATATATAACATACCATATACGCATAAAAAAACGTGGCGCCGTCGCAACTACCAAGACCCGGCGTCCCCACGCCAACATAACAGGTAGTAAGCAACGGCCCACGTCTTATATATAGATTATATATACAAATAACGTGGGCGTATTGTTGCTATCGGCTCCCTGTTATGTTTATAAATTTGGGGAATTTAGGTCTTTATAGGAGACGATATCTTTAACGCCACAATGTGTGTCACGTCTTACATTCTAATCAGTGACTACGCGAATATACTCTCTTTATTTTACATTAGTAAAAAATAAGTCGTATTTTATTTATCTAATATTGATTTTTACAAGGGAAACGTTCATGCGCACGCTATAAACTCGACTCATTTTTTGGATATGAATCGAGATATCCCGTTGATTCTTCTTTGATTATAGAAGGCTTAGGCATATCCTCTGATATGAGCGCTCCTATCATGTCTGTCATCAATATATCGTCGTGATTGCCACGACCGGGAATATTCCCGTAACTACCGTCCGGACGTTGCTCGTATTTGGATGCCTCCTTATACATGCGCTCATCCGGGTCTATGAACATATCGTCCTCGAACGCCACTATGAAATTATCCACCATGTCCTGCTTGGTCTTCTTGTTGGTCTGGAAGCCTATCTTCTTGTATATGCCGTTCCTTATGTCCTCGGGATCCGTCGCCGCACGCATGTAAAGATTGGGGTAGATATCCTCTATCTTTTTCAGTATGCCACGAATATGATCGCCTTCCTCCACGAACTCGGATGCCTCTGATTTTTTCTTATCAAACGTATTGCTCTCGAAGGCGAGAAGGGCGTTCTTGTAGTATCTGGCGATCTTGACGGCTTTGTAGGCGAGCCAGTCATATCGTATATGACCGTGCCATCTGGCTACCACCTCCGGCTTTCCTCCGCTGAATCGTAAATTCCACCTGTTTATAACCGTTATACATGACGGGTCTGAGTTCTTGCTACGTCCACCGACATCGACGATAACAAGATATTCGTTGGATGTCCTTGTATCATCGGGCCTCTTCCAGATTCTCAACAGGCCGTTCGGATTCTTGGTGAGAATTATCCTCTTGGTCTTCTCTGATTGGGATATGTCGCCAATGAACTCCGGGGGTGATACGTATCTTTCCCGCATTACCTCGATCGTATAGATATTGAACACGAGATTACCGGAATACTTGAAACACTCGACATCATCGGATGGTGCCTCGGATGCCATCGATGCGTGATCATGGAACGAGGCCCTTTTCTTGATATACCATTTGATGTGCTCCAGCGTAGCTCCTTTTTCCCATAGAGACCATAGATACTGTCCCGGCTCGCTATTGTCATTAGGGGAGGTCGTGACATCCCTTCCCTCTAATAGATCCAATATGAAAAGCCGGGTCTCTTTCTTGTCCTTGAATCTTATCATGTCGTTCTCGATAAAGAAGAACGGTATGAATAGCGCCTTACGGGATGACGTGCCCTCCTTGGCCATTTGGTACTCATCATAGAAATAACCGGCCATGCCGTTAGCCGTAGACTCGGAGATCTCCATGGTCAACGGTCTCTCTAATATATTCGAGTCTATGTTTGTTATAACCTGCTCCGCCGATTTGCCATCCGTTGTTTTCCAGTAGGCTACCTCCGAGAAGTGGGCCATGGCATAGTCCATACCACGTGTTGACTCGAAATTCTCATAAGATGCCACGGTTATCACGTTATCACGTACCTTGTTCCCGGACGGGTCGGTGATTATGGAGTCGGACGCCGAATGCTCGTAAGGGGCGAATTGTAACTTGTCAACACCATATATAAATCCCGGGATATTATCGAGAACCTTTTTATACATGGCCTTGATACGTTTGGCAGTATCTTTCGTCTGGGCTATAATTACGGAATACCATCCTTCCATGACGAATAGCTGTATCCACGCCATATAGAGCTGTACCAAGGTGGAACCTCCCCATTGCCGGGCTTTCAATAATATTATACGGATCGGGACTCCCTTATGCCTCATTTCCTCCAGAACGGATAGTACGTAACGTTGGGCGTAATTAAGCTCGAAGGGGATCATTTCTCCCGCCTCTTTCGACTTGATCTTAAATAACGAGAAAAAGGCGAAGGACGGGTCTCTCGAGCAACGGGCCCAAAATAGCATGTTGGCCACGTCCTCCTCATTTATCCCATCTGAATCCGGGTACAGCTCGTTGAACCTTATCGTGTAGTCCTTTATGGAACCGGCTTTCAGGACATCCTGATACAGATCGTTCTTGAAAACCTCCTCGGTAAGCCACTGTACCCTTATAGGGTAATCATCTATGACAACCCTATGGCTATGCCCCTCCATTCCACGCCCCGTGAATTGGTCGTGCGTGCCGAATATATTTTTCAGCCTCTTGTTATTCTCGGCCAATATAGACTCAACCTCTTCCGTGAACGCTAATTTTCTGTATGACTCCATAGATGATATAGGCTATTAGGAATGACAGCAAGTGTATCCTCCAGTTGAATAAGGGGATAAACGCCATGACGATATTGCTCAATATTATTCTCCAAAGGCTTAGTTTATAGGCGTGATATCTGCGGGCGTAACATCCCATGATAAATCCGGACATGCCGCATGTAGGAACCGGCAATGAGGCTAGTGGTACGAACGAGGCCAAGACGCAAGACACGTAACCGATCAGGCATGTTTTCACACGAGGCTTAAACTGGAATAAGGCGATAAGATTTAATGATAAATGAAAAATATTGGCGTGGGTGAACGTGTAAAGGAAATGGTCGTATGGTATGGAATTGGTATCGAAATAGAAATGTTTACCAGCGAGTTGGAGTATGACGCTTGTCAAGGCGATTATTAATGAAGGTATCAGTCTTTTTAGCTTACCTTCCATTTTTCCTTTCCCGGTTGATGCGTTGTATTATCGCCAACGCCCGTGAATAGGATATGTAAAAACAGGGGGCCGTTTGGTAGACTGCGAAAGAGGTGATGAAATAAACGGAGCTTCCCTTGAATTCTCTCTTTTTCTCCAGCTCTTTGTAAATCTCATAAATGTCATCGATCATCTTGTTCCTGATCGATCGACCCTTTTCCTTGGTCTTCCCCTTCCTGATCAGCAGGATTCCCCTATACGCTTGAAGGGTGGAGATCCAGAACCTAGAGGCATGTGAGGATATAGCCCTCATTACCGCCTCTCGGTGGGATTTCACTTCCCTCATCTTCAAAGCACGTCTATAAGCTTCGTAAAGCTCCATGTCCCGCTCTGGGATGAAATCTACGCCATTAACCATAAAGAACGCTTGTTTTGGTGAACATCACAAAGATAAAAAATAGATTCACATGTTTGATTATTCTTAGGGTTCATGGGTTAAATAAAATAATCAAAATAACAAAACGGATATACCTTATTATTTTCCTTTGCCTAAAACAAAATCGATTAAGGTATGGCAGATATATCTAACAAAGAGAGATTCAGACAAAGATACGCCAAACGGAATCCGGATCTTAACATGGATGACGAGGAGGCTTACTACGGCTCGGTCAACCAGTTCATGGACGAGTATGAGGGTTACGAGGGAAACTCTAAGAAAATGCGGGAGAACCTATCGAAGAGTCCAGCTTTCGCCGAGTTGATGGTAGCCGCTAGGGATCAGGATGATTTCGATCCCGTGGTGTGGATGGTACAGAACAAGGGGCTTGACTTAAAAGCCTTGGTCGATGATCCCGATTATTCGCAAAAGCTGGCCGACGCTCATAACGCTTACTTGGAGAAACTGGCGAAACAGGACGAGATCGAGAAACAAATGTCGGAGAATATGCCGGCTAGCGTGGAAGGGATAAGGGCGAAAGCCTCGGAGATGGGCCTTTCTGACGATCAAGCGGAGGAGGTTATAGGCAAGATGTATCAAGTCATGGATGACTTGATCGTCGGTAAATTGGATCCGTCTATTTTCGAGATGATGGCCAAGGGCATGAATTATAACCAAGACGTGGAGGCCGCGCGGGAGGAAGGCGTTGCGGAAGGGATCAACAAGAAAGTTACCGACAAGTTAAAGGATCTTAGCGGTAAGCAGGAAAGGCCGAGAGGGAGGCAAGGCGCACGGCAGGAGAAGCCGGTTACGCAAGACGTGAACAATCCTTTTTTATAATGAGAATAGTAACAATTAATACTTTTGCGATGAATAAATTATTTAAAGACAAGATGTTTTGGGTCAAGGCTTTGTTCTTTGTCTTGGCGGTATTGACCGGTGGAGCGGCTATGGCCGTGGAGATCGGGGGGAATGGAAGTGATACGGATCCCAATGATGGCAAGCCGTTGGAGAACGCGACCCCGGACGCGGCGGGTAAGGGTATTGACCAGCAGGGGCAGGGGGCTACCGGATCCGCGGTCACCGACGCTGATCTGGCCGAGAACAAGGTAGAGGATTACGTCAGTAAATTCCAGGCGTACAAATATCCCATGCACACGGATTTCCTCAAGCTCGCCAAGCAAGTCCATGTCAACACGAAGGAACCGGAGCATTACAATATTGGCGAGGCTATAATGGATTGCGTTACCAAGGCGGCTGTGACCAACACGGACAAGGACGCTGAGGTAAAGCTTAGCTTGTACAAGAATGACGAGAAGTTATTCGCCGAGTGCAACACCGTCTTGGTGGACGGGGTGACCGGATATGATGAGGCGGGCAATTCAGACGGAAGTCCGTTGGTTCTCTATGTCGTATCGGCGGATAAGGCTAACGGTATTATGGTTGCCGCCCTTAACGGCCCGTTGGATGATAGCGGGAACATGTATGTGCCGGACTTGAAAGCGGGCACCGGATTGCATATCATGGCACCGGCAATGAGCGAGAGCGAGGTTGAGATCGCCCCGGATTCCGCTTATCCCAAGAAAGAGATCGCCTACTTGCAGAAGAAGGTATGCCCGATCACGTGGACGGAATTCTTCGAGCGTATCAACAAGAAGGCGAAGTGGAACGTGCAAGACTTGAAGGATTGGACTTTGTCTAATTTCCGCAAGAAATGCACGCGCACGATGTTGATCGGCGTAGGAACTAAGTCCTTGAAGTATGGCTCCAAGAAAACAGGTACAGAATACGTGTATTTCCAAAAAGGAGTGTTGAGACAATTACGGCTGGGTTACCAGATCGGTTCGACATTGGAGTTCGCCGACCTTATCGGTATCACCCGTATGCTTTTCGGGAAGTACTCGAACACGAACGAGATGGACGTGTATTGCGGTACCAAGTTCATCGAGAAGTTGCTGAACATCGATTTCACGAAACATAAGGATATCTCATTCGTCAAGAAACAGAATATCGGTATCGATATCTCCTCTTTCGAGACCACTTTCGGAAAGCTGAACTTCAAGGTCGAGCACGCCCTTGACGATCTTGGATATGAGGAATGCGCCGTCGCTTTCCCGATGTCCGAGGCCAAGCGTTATTACTACCAGAAAGGAAAGACTCTTACCGTGGATCATTCCAAGGGGGAAGGCGGTGAGGTGCGGGAGGCCAAATCCCAATATTATATTCAGGATGACTGCTTGATGCTTACGGGTTATAACTCGATGATGATCGGTCCGGACGTGACAGTGAGCGGATATAAGCTGTCTATGCTTGACACGGTCGTTTCCAGCGTGGCTTCCCTGAGTTCCGTATCTACACCGAAAAAGGACGATGTGGTTTACTTGACCGTAGCGGACGATACGCACGCCGTCGGATTATATGTATATGACGGTACGGCATGGAAACCATACAAGGGAGAGATCAACGTGTAAACTGTAATATTGTCAAACAAGACCCACCGGAGCAAACGCACGGTGGGTCTAATAAAATCAATCGAATGATCACGAAAACATATGAGTTGGTAGGCAAGGATAATTGCATGCTCCGTACTATATACTGCGGCACAAGGGTCAGCATGGAGTTCAAGGGCGGTAATTTCATCAATGGTAAGAACGCCTTACTACGGACTAGCAACCCTTTCGTACAAGACGCTATCGAGAATGATTGCCGATTTGGTACGTCTATCCGGCTCGTCTCTACGTTAAAAGACGATGATGTGTCTGGTGTCTCGGTCATGAGGAACTCGAGAGGCCGGGAAAAACAAGTGGAAGAGGTCAAGACCGTAAAGAACGTGAATGATGCTATTGACTATTTCGCCAAGATGGGCTATAAAGTGGAGAACGATGATATGCTTGAGGAGTTAAAGGATAAATTAAGTGTCTCGTTCCCGAACATGAAATGATATGGATATTAGCGTGAGCGACATAGTGAGTGAGGTCAAGATCTGCATAGACGAGATCGGGCTTAATGACGCTGAGTTCCTAGGAACGCAGGATAACGAGGAAATGGACACGATTATCAAGTCCAAGATATCGGAGGCGTTGCGCTTCGTGAACGGTAATGCGGACTGGAGCCTGTTGGAACCGAACAAGATAATAACGGACGGAACCATAGAGGAAGATCTTGTCGCTCATGTAAGCTTGCCGGAGAACTACTCTCGGATTTGTTACGCTAGGCTATCATCATGGCCTTTATTTATTTCAGATCCTATCTATTGGAACGATAAGGAATACGCCACGCTGTCGGATCCATACGCAACGGGGACATGGGAAAGACCTAAACTGGCGTTGACCATGAGGCCGGGTAAGACATTGGAGCTATATAAGGCGAAGGATAAATCCGACACGTTCGAGATTGGGATCATAACGGACGAGGATATAACGGATAGCTTGGAGGTAAGCCCCAAGCTGAAAAAGGCGCTGATCTATTATATATCCGGCCTCACGTTGCTTACTTACAGGGATCAGCACGCGGACAGTATGTTTAATCAAGCGTTGGTTCTTATGGGTGTCAATCCATCCGGGGCCAACTCCAATCAATAACAAGACTATAGAATCATGGTATACATATTCAAGGACAGGTTAATTCGGGTAGAGTGGACTATTTACAAGGGGATAAGCCCGGTGAAAGAGGATTTCTCCCGATCTAATGTAAAGGTTTTTCTATTAGGCAACCGGGAGAAATATCTACTTCAAGCGAGAGCGGACAAAGGCACGCTTTATGTAGACATTCCTTCAGGGTTGGAAGAAGGAACTTACTCTATCGAGGTGATATGGGTCAAGAATATGGATCATGTCTTTGATACACGAAGCGTATGCCGCTCCAAGAAAGAGGATCTTTTCTCTATTACCGAATTTGAGAACGAGGCTACGAATATCGGAGAAGGTGTCGTCGTGCTGAAAGTAAAGACCTCTACCGCCACTTATGGCTATGATGGTTTGTCCTCATACGAGCTGGCCATATTACGTGGGGACTGGAACGGTACGGAAGGAGAGTGGCTGAAGCATGAGCGTTACGTAAGCGTACTCGATTCCCGTGGTGATAGCGAAGTTGATACCATGAGCCAAAAGGCCATTACCGATGAGTTGGAGGCACAAGACAATGCCATAGAGGATATTAGAGAAGATACGGAAAAACTTGATAATCGTGTAGAGAAAGCGGAGGACAAGGTTAATAATATGGGGGATGTCGTTGATGAGATCAAGAGCCATGCCCCGGTATCAGCCCGTCCCGCCGGTTTCAAGCCGGACATCGACCTTACCCCGGAGATCACGGTAGACCGTGCTTGGAGAGACCATGAGGGTAACGTTATCCGTAATACGTATATCACCCGGAGGGGATTGAGGAACGAGATAATCGACATCACCAACCAACAGGTAACGGACTTGAAGCCCGGTTCCGTCGATCCGGACGATCTTTCCGAGGCTACCAAGCAATTGATCGGTAACAAGAGCATAACCAACCTTCCGGACGAGGAGGATATAACCGTGACGGATAACCAGACATTGAAGCTGAAAGACAAGGAATACGCCCCGAAGGATTACTCCGGCATGGGACGTGTGTACCTTCGGAAGCATTACGTGAACGGCGTGAACACGCTCACGCAGCACATGATGAGAAAACCGAACACCATCTACATCATCCAGTACGACTACTGCCTAGCCGGGCAGACGATCGAGGTGCCGGAGAATTGCGTGCTGGATTTCCAAGGGGGGAGTTTGAGGAATGGAATATTACAAGGTAATAATACTATTATTAAAGCATGTTATAATATTTTCGATGGTATAACTTTTATTGGATCTTTTGAATGTTCATTTAAAGCTTTGTGGTTTAATGTTAGTTCAAAAAACATAGATAATTCTCCTTTTATTATGGATATGTTATATCGATTAAAGGGAGTTGATAAATCAATAACTCTTGATTATGGAGGTGTAGTTGTTGATTTTGAAAGCAATAGCGTATATAGGTTGTCATCTTCTATTGATTTAACTGGATTCTCTCTTTGTCTTGATTTTAAAGGATGTATATTTCAACCCAATAAAGATTTTTCCGGAGATTATGTAATTGGTGTATTCTCCTCTTCCGCTTGGAATGATGGATTTTGGGGAGGTGTTATAAAGAATCTTAATATACAAAATGATAATAGATTAAATGTGGGAGGAATATACTTAATACATAGTTTTAAGACTTCTTTAGAAGGTATTTATACATGCAATATGCATAAATCATCCTGTTACATAGGAGAAAATTGCGCTGAACTAGTATTAAGAGACTTTAATTTTAAATTTGATTACTCTTACTCAAATAATGCTCCTATAGATGTGGATAATATGCCCATGTACTCTGGTTTATGTGTAAGATCCACAGATGTGTTTATTAGTGATGGATTTATTACACATTATCATATCGGAATGTTTGTTGATGCTGGGTCAAACATGTTTAGTCGTATTCATATATGGGGATATAATGATAAAGTTACCGACTTACCTCCTCATACATGTAATATCGGGGTATATCTTACAAAATATGCTGGTGTGTCTAGTTATTTTGGAGTAATTACAGATGATACTTACCCTATTGATAATATGAAAAGTCCTAAAGATATAGTAAACGGAAGATTAAATGGAGGTGTGGGATTCTTTCTAAATGATGCTTATTCTAATCTATTCTCGGGTTGTAGGGGTGTTGGTAATTCATATCAAGGAACTTCCAATATAATTAAATTTTTCTATATAGCATCTGATAAACCAGAAGATTGCAATTGGGATAACGCTTTTGTAGCTTGTTCTAAAAGTGGAAATGCATATACTCGTGATGTTCTTAATTATAGCCCAGATATCCCGGAAATTTCTCAAAATAGATCATCTTCATTGGCATTAAGAGGAAAAAATGGATGGATTTTTAATAACTATTTTACACAAAATAATTATCAAAACTGGTATACATTTAATACAGATGCTAAAGGGGTAAATAATGATGATATGGATTTTGTATTAAGATTTGTAAAATCAGGTAATTTAATCGGCAGATTATTCTTTTCACAAAGACCAGACAATAATGGTAATTTAAATTCCAGTTTTAGGATACTTACGAACAATAATAATGGATTAAGCATACAGGATAAATATGAATGTATTGTCCCAGAAGGTGGCAATGGCAAGTTGAAATTTGGTAATTTTTCAAATTCTCACGATTATAACTTCAAATATGTCGCAGGCAATACTATTGGTAGTGTAGGATACTCTGATAGCGAAGGAGGACTGCCTGATGATTTATTAGAAGGGGAATATGGGCTTCTGTGTTTTGATAAGTCTAGGATTGAATATAGCTTATGGAATGGCTATAACTGGGTAAATATAAATGGAACAAAGGTTAACGAAAAATCATTAAAAGGGAAAAAGATATCTATACTTGGAGATAGTATATCAACATATGATGGTTATTTACCTAATGGATATCCTGCATTCTATAATGATGCAAATTTAGAAAATGTAAATAATACTTACTGGATGCGCTTTATTAAAGCGACAGACGCTACGTTGGGGGTAAACTCTTCTTATAGTGGGTCGCATGTTTGTGGAAATAGTAATGATACCACTGGAAGTGTTTGCTGTTCAACTGCGAGAATAGATAAATTAGGAGAAAACGGAGACCCTGACATAATCATCATCAATGTTGGCATAAATGATTTTGGAGGTTCTACAGGAAATAAATCTATTGGTACATGGAATAGCAAGTCTACTATTCCTTCTGAAGGAGTTCAATCAACTTTTTCTGAAGGGTATGCTCTAATGTTAGCAAAAATAATGAAGAAATATCCAATGGCTAAAATATTTACATGTTTATTAATTCCTGTGTCTAATACAGGTTATGATCAATCTTCTGCTAATGAGTATCCAATTGTAAATGCTAACGGAGACAGTCTGTATGAATTTAATGAATGTATAAAAAGTGTGTCTAATGTCTTAGGCGCTTGTATCGTCGATATGTATTCTTGTGGAATGAATATATATAATTCTAAAATATTTTTAATAGATGGATTACACCCAAAGATTAATGGGCACAAGTTAATGTGTGATAGTTTGTATAAAACGGTACATAATTCTTTTATGGAAAGAAAGAAAATATTCCAAAAAGATAAAGGAGAGTATGAAATTATATAACAATACGGCGAACTTATACTTTTAAATTAACAAGTTGAAAATCATGGAACAATTCATATACACGATCATCAGAAAGATATTCAAGCTTGTATTCTCTGTTTACAAGCCGAAGGTAAGGACATTGTACAAAGGCCGTAAGAATATCGATCTTACGGAGAACGGCGATCAGCGCATAAGGGTAGGTAAGCCTTTCTATCTGGCCGGGAACATCTACAAATTAGATCAGTTGGATAATACGAGCGTATTCAAGCTAGCCCTTTATAAGAAGGAAGGCGAGGATTGGTCAAAGGCTAACGACCTTGATTTGATCTTGAGACTTAACGCCGGCTACAACATATTTTACGTATAACGAACTAAAGCACGATACATCATGGAAGATCGAAAAGATATTTGCGAGGGTTACGAGAGGGATAGCGTACAGCAGCTAGACAAGCTGGCCAAGGATAAGAACGAGCGTTTCTCGATCTATCCGTTGACATACATTCAGGCCGTATATGACGCTAGGACGAAAGAGAGGCTTGATTCCATATTGTGGAAATGCAACAACGTGTATTTGCCTTGGATGGGATCGGCGGGGGATACCCGTATACAATTGCCTTTCTGGATGAGAAGGAAGGGTATCATAATCACTTACAAGAACCTTGACGATGAGACGATAACGGAGAAACTCACCTATGATCTTTGTATCGCCGATGATTTCTTCCGTCTTGACTCCTCTTGGACTAGGATAACGGACGCCCTTCCGGTCGGGGGTAACATAACCATAGGCTCTAACGGAAATTGGTTTCAAGATGGCGTTGATACCGGCTTCAAGGCACAGGGACCTAAAGGGGACAACGGACAAGTTCCACACCTTCGCTTGGCTGGTGGATACGTAAAATATAGCTACGATGAAGAGATATGGTATGATCTTTTTCCGCTCATTGACATAACGCCAAGCGTAAAGGTGGGGGAGGTAAAGACGTTACCCGCAGGTAGCAAGGCTTCGGTAACGAACGTTAGTGGGGATAAGGACGCTATTTTCGACTTTGGAATCCCTATGGGAAATACTGGGGCCAAGGGAGAGAAGGGAGATGGGTATGATTTGTTGGGATTCAAGGATACGGCGGATGCTTTGCCTTCCACCGCTAATATCGGTGACGCTTACGCTGTAGGAACTTCCTCCCCATATCATCTTTACGTATGGAAGGACAATGTTAGTAAGTTCGTTGATATAGGCTCACTTAACGAGATAAAGGCCTCTATCTTTGACGGGGGTAGGGCTGATAGTAATTATGGTGGGACAAGAACCATCGATTGCGGTGGGGCTGACGCTTATTTGGTGTAACTCATAAATTATTTACCTATGGAAAGAATTCAGTTAAGAAGAGATACGTCGACAAGATGGAGAGAGGTGAACCCTATTCTCATGGAAGGTGAGGTCGGATTTGAGACGGATACCAGATTGAGAAAGATCGGTGATGGCGTGAATCGCTGGAATGACCTTGAGTATTTGAAGGCAGAAGGTATTGTACAAGAAATAGGGAATAGCGAGGATGTATCCATTAGCCAGAAAACGCTTTCTAATGAAACATTTTTGAATCGTGTGAACTTAAAAAGCTCAAATGATTTAGACTTGTGTACTCAAATTGGAATTTATACATGGATAAATGATGAGGTTCCTATAAATTCCCCGGTACAAGGCTTAGGTTTAATGAACGTATTTCCCTATCTCCTAGATAAAGATGTCTTAAAACATCGAATTGTCCAGCAAGTCTTCGATTACTATGGGAGAATGTATGTCAGGTATAAAGGTAGTGGAGAATGGGGTGATTGGAACAGGCCTGCTGAAAAATCCATATTGGATAACACCGTAGACAATACTTTCACTTACAGAAGAAGTTTAAATTCGGATAACAATTTAGATGAGATCTCTCATATCGGGATATACTCGTGGATATCGAGCTCGGTTCCTCAAAACGCACCAGTTAGTTACGGAGGCGTACTTCTATTATTCCCTTATTTCCGGACGGAGTATACCGAGTTAAGCCGTACCGTGCAAATAGTCATAGCCTCAAGCGGGAAGATGTTCTCCCGATATCGTACCACATCGGGTTGGGGTTCTTGGGTCTCTGGAGGATCTGGAGGATCGGGAGGATCGGGAGAGACTTATGAGGATCGATTGATGAGGGCGTTTTTAGATAAAACTTTCACGACGTGGCAACCCGAAGGTAATATACCTCGTAATTCACAAGATTTGTCATATTACAGTGGGGCTATAAGTGGGCTTCCTTATAGCTCCGTGTTTAATTTTGGTAACGACATTTACTATAACCGTGGTCTCTCCTCCTTTTTTTCGGCGGTAAAGAATAAGGGAAGTGTTTTATATAGTAAAGGTTACGGACAGGACACTAGAAGAGGCTCTTATTATGGTACCGTTTGCTCTACTTTTGGATCTTATATATCTGGTCAAAAGATATATTATACCACGACGGAGATTCCGGAGGTTGCCGAGGAGATCACCTATGTTGATATCGAGCAAATAAACATAGGTGATATTTTGTGGACTTCCGGGCATTGTAAGGTTGTTTCCTCTGTCAATGTGGATGAGGATGGCATCTATAATATCGTCGTTACGGAGCAAGGAGGATATAATATGATGGAAACGGTTTACGATAAAGATGGGTTTGAGAAAATCCTTAAAGGGATAGATCCTCATGATAAGAGGGTCTTTAAATTATACCGCTTCCAAAATCAAAGGATACCGGTTTTGCCTAAAATAGAATATAGCGAGAATGTCATTTCTGAATATGGGGATAGGACCTATTTTGAGCAAGGGCAAGATGTCTTTATAGCGGTCAAAGACGGGGATCATATTAATATTTCTGATGGAAGCAATACGAATAGATACCTTTTATCGGGAATGTCCTCTAAAATCGTGAACGGGATCGAGCTATATAACGTGCGACCATATCTATCAGGGACGGCAGAGTATGATTTGTATACCGATAATGATGATCTTCACGCTAAACTATCTGTGATAGACATGGGTGATGTTATCTTGGATGATATTACCGTGAGGTTGACAGGATACAGCGACAATGTAAAACCTAGCTGGTATAACGTAATATACCTAATAGAAGCGGAGGAAGGAGAGTATCCGTATTTTCCTGCCCCAGAAGGATACATGGGGCATAATGCCGTGATGTGCAAGGATTTCATAAAAGACAATACTTTTAACGTAATCATGAGGGATGTGAAGGATTATGCCTCTGGATATTACGTCAGATGTTATTATGAAACAAGATTTGGATTAGCTTATAAGGATAGTAATATCATTATGATAAAATAATTTATAGATATGGACAGAGTATTACAAAGAAGAGATACGGCATCGAACTGGGCTAAGTTTAACCCTGTTCTTTCGGAAGGGGAGATAGGAATCGTCATCGACGGAGGTAAAGGTTATAAGATAGGTGACGGTGTCACACATTGGAATGATCTGGAATACCCCTCTAATCCAACCAGTGTTGTGGGCACGATCGGAGATAGCGAGGTTGCCGTGATTAACCAGAAAGGCGTATCCTCTTTGGTCGGCCTAGACACGTACCCAGTCTTCTCCGATACCAAGCCCTACGTAAAAGGCGAGATCGTTAATTACGGCGGTCTCTTGTACGAGTTCACGGCTGATCATGAGGCGGGGGCGTGGATTGGCACGGACGTGAAAGAGACTAGTCTGAAAAATTATTTATTAAATAACGATATAAAATCCATGTCATTCTCCGGTAAAGCATATGTTGATTTAGGGAGTATGGCTAATTATTTGAGTGATGGCAGTTTTGACAAATATATTAATGATCCGTTATATGATTGTGTATGGGTATATATATACCCTAATTGTACAAATCTAAATATATCTGGTGCTACTCATAGTTTAATTGGGTATTTTAAAGATATTATACCATCAACTAATAATTATTTAGGTCGTGATTTTAAAGAGAATGCGGTATTGTGTTTGATCAATCTTAAAAGATCAGAAAATCCTAATGGGTATAATGATTTAATTATAACTCAAGATGGAGCAGGAGCAACTCGTAAATATGTTATTGATAGTATAAATAGTCATTTAAATGATTACATTTCAAAAAACAATGAATTAGTCAATTCTACATTTTCATCTCTAAACTACAGACCTTATCAAAATATACTAAATGTAAATAGTGTTTTGAATGGATGGTCTTTAAGTGATGGGGTATGGCTCCCTGAAAAAAACACGGTATCCTCTGATAAAATATATCTTAGAGATGGATGTATATATACTGTTCAAGGAATAAATCCTTTTAATAATAATAATATTTATATAGCGATGTTTGATCAGATGGATAATTATATCGGCAGGTCTTTGCATCCTATTGATAATCAAGAAGAAAATAATGCATGCACTTTTAAGTTTAAAGCTTTAAAAGGTACGTCATACGTGAGATTTATTCTAAAAGGGAATGCTAACGTAGAATATAATCCCGATATTATTCAATTAGAGGTTGGAGGTATCAAAACAAGTATAAAACAATTTTCAGGAAAGGACTTATTTGCATTAGATGATAATGATAGTTTTTTCTTGCAGCAACTACGATTAATTTCTAAAGAGAAACCTAAAGGGAAAAACTTATTAAATCCTAATGATTTAATGTATGGATATACCTTGTCATCTGGAATGGTTGTTGAACATCCACATGGCGTATTTTCCAATAGATTATTTCTTGAAGATGGAGTAAATTACTCTTTCTCTCATATGGCTATTTATAGTAAAGATATTAAAAATTTATATTTAGCTTATTTTGACAGGAATGGTAATTTTATAAAAAGAACTAGTCACAGTCTATCATTAGAGGATGGCGATTTGTATGGTTCTGTTACGATAAAATATGTTAGTTATGGTGCTTATTTTGTTCGCGCCTTAATCCAAAGTGATGAAATAGAATCTGCAGCAGATTTAACAAAGGCTCAAATCGAACAAGGTAGTTCACCAACAGATTATGAAGAATATAAGGGTACTTCTTATGACTTGCATGCTGATTCTAATAATAATTTTGTTATTAGTAAAAATATATTACTTACTGGAGCATCCTTTGCATTTCCCGGAAATGAATGGTTCTCGCATGTAGTTAATGATTTAAATATAACAGGTTATAATAAAGCTGTGAGTGGTGAAACCATAGTACACACTGCAAATAAGATGGCTGAGGGTACTCTTTATTCTAAGGACGAATTAGAGACATTTGATATTTTTATGATATTTCATTCTCACAATCAAGTGGTGGATGATTATGAGAACATAAAGGAAGACTATAGGGATTATGAACTTCCTTTTGGCAACTCTGATAAGTCAATTTGCTGGGATTATGTGTTGAAAAAATATTATGCGGATTGCTATGCTCTAAAAGATGATCCATCATCTAAATGGTATGGAACTAAAAGTGGGAAGCCTTGTATAATCGTTGTATGTACTCATTGGCATGATGCTAGAACAATTTTCAATGAGAGTATAAGGAATCTCCAGAAAAAATGGGGTTTTATACTCTGTGAGTTTGATAAAAATATAGGTTTCTCAAAAAATCAAGTCCATCCCATAACTAATGAGCAAATATCCATATTACATGCCGATACAAAAGATGGAGGAGATACAGAGGTGATAAATGGAGTAACATATGGTTGGCATCCAACAGAATATGTTGATGCTTGGATTCAAAAAAGAATGGCTTCAATTGTTGAAGCTGCTATTAGAAACCTATAGGTTGTAAAATAATCTAAATCATAAAAACATAGCATCATGTATCGCTACCTCTCCTACATATCCGACCTCGCTAACTGGGCCAAGTCCATCGCCATAGCCGCCGTAGTCACGGCGATGGACTTCGTGTCACCGATCGAGAACTTCTTGGTGGTGATCCTGTCGCTGGCCTTCATCGATACGTTCTGGGGGTTGGCTGCGGATCACGGGGATTTCCGGAAGAGCAAGTTCATCCGTAGCTGGGTGTACATGCTAGTCTATTTCCTGATCATAATCATCTCGTTCTGGATAGGCGTGATGATGGATATATCGGAGGATAACGCCAAGGCTTTCGTGTCTTGGATCACGTGGGCGATGATATGGTTTTACGGTACTAATGTCTTGAAGAACATGGGCAAGGTATTCCCGGATAACAAGGTGATAGCCTTCTTGTATTGGGTTGCCGCCGTAAAATTCATTAGTAAGGTCAATTTCTTGGATGAGTATAACAAGACAAAGAATAAAAAAGGCTCCCCAGATCCAAAAGGATAGGGGAGCCGGATAAATTTTAGCTTCCTGTC